GGTTACAATATCTACTGTTTTAAACATTTTATTGTCAGTATTTCCCCATTGATTCCAAAATCCTTGTTCTGTATCACAACTAAATTTTACTTTAGAATGAATATTATCATTTAATTCTATAGTTCCTGATACATATATTCTAGGTTTGTTTTTCATTCATATCCTCCTTAATTATGAATTGTGATAAAATTATGTTTTATTTTTTTTATTTTCTTTTATTATTATTGAACATTGTAAGGCATCTGCCCAACAACAAAACAAAAATCCTGATGGTTTTCTAATTCCTACTTCCCATTTGGAAACTAAACCTTTAGCACAACCAATTACATCATCTATAGCTGATTGTGATAGATTTAGTTTTTTTCTTTGTTCAACGAATTGAGGTATTACTTGTTGATAAAATATACCTAATTCTTTTTCTTTATCCATACTATTTCATAAACCGAAACAAATGAATTTGTCAAACCATTGATTATTTTTTTTAATATGTTATGAATATTTAGCTAGATCAGTGTTCCTCCAAAATTTACTGGTCTAGCATATTATCAATATTTTTATTTACTTTGTTAGTAAATTGTTTGGTTTTATGTATTTCTTCTAATGTTAATAATCGTTGATTCATTCCATCCATAGCTTGAGTTAATTTAACTATAGTATCAGTTAAACTTTTTAACAAAACTATAAATGGATTTTTTTCATCTAATTTTTCTGTCATTTTTATCCTCTCTTATTTCACTTAGTATTTGATGTGCAGAAGGTGTTAATTCATCTTCTATTTTATTAGCTCTTTCTTGATTATCCCACACATCTACTTGTGCAAGTCCATGTGTTTTAATAAACTCATCTCTTGTCATATCAGCTGCATCTTCTGTTAATTGTAGTACCCATGCTCCAGTTTTACTCATAATACCTCCTTAATTACTAGGATTATTCCTACTAATATTAATACAATAATAGTTAAATATGTCATGATTTTGATTTATCAGGCATAATTATTGCTTCTTCGCCTTCCCATTTTACAGTTTCTTCTTCTGTATCTAGATCAAATTTGTTACCTATACTATCGTTCATAGTACCAAATATTTCTCCAGTTGCATCATCATAAATGTTGCCTTTATCATCTACTGTAAATACTTTTTTCTTATGATTGCTTTGCCAATTATTTTTGCTTAACTTTTTTTCTAAGATATTCATGTCATAAATATCATTTATTACATCAGCAAATTGTTGTGATAAAAGAAGTCTATAGAACCATACACCTCTTTTTTTTGCAAATCTATACGCAGAGCTTTTAAATATAAAACTACTTGCATATGCAGTACNTCTAAATGCTTTAGTTATCATGATTCATTCTCCAATCTTTCTTTAGTTAATTTTTCAGCTTCAGCTGGTGTATATCCTTTATCTAAATATTCCTGATAATATTTCTCAGATAGAATATCATGTCCTTGATGGCTCATTGTTTTCCTCCTTTTCATGTTCGGTTATTATTGTTTCGTATTTTTTAATTAATTTATTTATTTTGGTATCAGTATCTTCTACTGTATCATCTAAAGATACTACTACTGGTTTTAGTTCTTTTAATTCATCTATGAATGTTAAATAATCAATCATTAATCCTCCATTTGATTTATTATACTTAATACTTTTACTTCCCATTCAGTATCTCTACTGTATCTTGGCATAGTATATACTAGTTTTATATAGGATATTTCATCACTAATCCATTGATTTATAAGTTCTTTTTGAAATCTCTTATATAATCTTGATTGCGACATAATGTCCATAAAATCATTAACACTTTCACAAGTATTATAATATTTCTTTATCTTTAGATTATGGTTATTTAATGGCACAATGTAGTTATCAGGGTCATTTGATAATGTTTGCATACCAAAGTAATTATTCCCCTCCCTAGCAAATCTGCTAGTCCCCCATCCACTCTCAAGAGCTGAAATAGCAATTACAAGCTTGATCGGTATTCTAAGAGATGGTTCGGTATAACTTGTGTTATAGGCGATTGCACATTCTGTTATATCTTGAACAAAATAATCTCTTTGATCATTAAAATATACAGTAAATGTATTACATAATATTAATATTGTTGCACAAATATGTGTCATTGTTTACCTCCTATGAGTATAAAAAAAACCCCCTAGTTTCCTAGAGGGTTATAATTGTTATGCTCCAGCTGGTCTTAAGCTGAAGTTATTAGATATGTTTTTCTTCCAAATCTTTACTTTACCCTGATGTCCAGCTAATGCTTTTCTATCAGCAAGTACAGATTGTGGAACAAATTCTTCTTCGAATGTATCTTTGTAATACTTTGTATTAGCATTATAAGATGATTCTACTAAGTTCTTACTAAACTCAAATCCATTCTTAAATCTTAATGCATTTTCATATCGTGATTGCGATACTTCCATTAAGTGAGCTCCATGTATATTACTTCCATTTTCTTCACTTAATTTATCCAGTGCATTTTTCGCACTGTTTAGTTTAGCTTCTAGTGTTTGTAATCCTCTGTAATCTGAATTACATCTTTTAGATACCTCAAACTTAGCATTATAATTTAATACTCTATTATCCATATCCCATCCTTTAAACTTAGCTGTTAATTCAGCTAAAGTTCTATCATAATGGTTATTGATAATCTCTTGAAAATTATCTGTATCTTCTTTTTGTGGATAAGTTAAATTTAGTTCTTCTAACATATTTAATCCTTTTTTTACTTATTAATCACTTGATACTTACTATCTTGTGATACTCCCGTTCTACCACATCTTGTCAAGAGTTAGTGGCTTTGCCACTTATCAACGAAGTTGACCGAAATGGAGCGAACCAGTGCGAAGCACAGCGCAATGTAGGCTCTCTGACCATGTGATATAATGGGAGTGTTACGAGATAGTCTGTCCTCCGATACACAACGATTAGTGGTATCCTTCCTCTTGAATACTATATACAGTGATGTGCTGAAGTGTCCTGACGATTGTTCTTGACACTAATTTATCAATGATTACAATTATCCATCGGAGCCGAATAGAATAAAGGATTGATATGACAGACACTGATTTAACCGAGAAACAAAGAGCCTTAGTTGATACTATCGTAACAACAGGATGTAGCATTGTTGAAGCTGCAGTTAAGGCTGGATATAATACAAAAGTAAGCAGAGAGAGTGCGAGGGTAACAGCTAGTAGNACNNTACGCATCCCAAAGGTACAAGACTATATGAAACGACAGATAGCTAATACCATTGGATTAGGTGCAGTAACAGCTAGTCGTAAGTTAGTGGAACTATCTGATAATGCACGAAGCGAGTATGTCCAACTAGAAGCGAGTAGAGATATACTAGATAGAGTAGGTCTACGAGCACCTGAACGAGTACAACATCAAGTCGATGGAAACCTGAAGGTATCGATTGATCTCAGTTAGGAAAACGAGATAGAATAGTTGCTGTACTACGAGGGGGTGGGGTTTAAAAACACAACGTATAACTACTGTGTGAACCCCTACACGCAATAGAGTGGAAAAAAAGCACATAAGAATGTGCATTGAAAATATATTTACTTCGTATAAAGTAAAAGTCTGACTTAAGTAGCTCTGATCTGGTTAAGATCGATAGCTCCTAGTACTAGGCAGATAAAAAGGATTGAGTATGATAGATAATGGCTAAAAAAGGATTATACGCAAATATAAATGCTAGACGCAAAGCTGGAACAAGTAGACCAAAATCTAAATCTACTGTGTCAGCTAAATCTTATGCCAATATGAAGGCTGGTTTTCCTAAAAAGAAAAAGAAGTAATGAAAGGAGTACCTCATTATACAAAAGATGGAAAACTCTTTAAAGGCAAAACACATAAAATGCCTAATGGGTCATTACATAGTGGAGCTAAACATACAAAAAATTCTAAAGTATTAACTCATAAGAAACCTAAGAAAAATAAATAATGACTGCTGCCTGGCAACGAAAAGAAGGCAAGAATCCTAAAGGTGGATTAAATGCCAAAGGTAGAGCTAGTTACAATCGTGAAACTGGTGGTAACTTAAAAGCTCCTACAAAGAAAAAAGGAAGTAAAAGAAGAAAGTCTTTTTGTGCTAGAATGAAAGGCATGAGAAAAAGACAAAAACCTAGTAACAATACTGGTCAAGATAGATTATCTAAATCACTTAGAGCATGGGATTGTTAATCTGTGCATTGAAAAAAATTTTTAATTCTTTTATAGTTTAAAGTTCACCCAAATTACTATAAACAAAAAGGAATGAAAATGACTATAGATGCTCTTATGCAAGATGTGCAATTATTAAAAGACGAAATAAAAGATGTTAAAGATATTAATAAGGTTCTAATCACTAAGTTAGAAAAAGCTTATGGAGATAGAGTAGAATTAAGAGCAGAAAATTTTAATATGAAAGATCAACTGAAAGGAGTTGCCAATGCCTAAAGTAGGAAAAAAAACATACAGCTATACAAAAGCTGGTATGAAGAAAGCAAAAGCTGAAGCAAAAAAAACTGGAGGAAAAGTTGTCAAGCAAAGCAAAGGTAAAAGGTACTAGAATAGAAAATGAAATAGTAGCTCTCTATAAGAAAGAGGGTTATGATGCTTACAGACAGCCAATGTCAGGAGCTATTGTTGGTTTTCCTCATGATGTAATTGTAAAAGATTTGCATGAGGGAACAAATATAGAAGTTAAAGCTCGTAAAAATGGCGAAGGATTTACTCAATTAGAAAGATGGAAAGGTAACTCTGATATTTTAATATTGAAAAGAGATAGAACTTCCCCTATGGTAGTCATGGATTGGGAGTTATACAAACAGTATTTACATGACATTAGACCAGAACAAACCGAAGGAGAAGAAGCTCACACAACAAGAGCTAGACCTAAAGAAATTAAAAGAAAAATACGGAACAGTGGGTGGCAAACTGGACACATTAAAGCCAAATTCCCAAAACAGACATTTCGATATAAGCCTACAAGACAGAAGAAGATTGAGGAAAGTAGTTAAAGCAGTACACTTTAAACATTATCCAACTCATATGGTTACTGATAAAGAAGCAGATAAATTAATAGAAGCTCTTGGTCCTAAAGTCGCTGAAGATATGATTGCTAAATATATTCAGTTGGGCGACATTGACTGATTTTGTATTTAAACCAGATGGTCAAGTCCTAAAAGATTTTATGAAGTCTGATGACTTCTTTCGTGGACTACGAGGACCAGTTGGTTCAGGTAAATCAGTTGCTTGTTGTGTAGAAATATTTAGACGAGCCTTAGCTCAAGAAAAAGGTAAGGATGGTAAAAGAAAAACTAGATGGGCAGTCATTCGTAATACCAATCCCCAGTTAAAAACAACAACAATTAAAACATGGCTTGATTGGTTTAATGAAGCTGACTTCGGTTCATTTGCTTGGTCAGTACCTTACACACATAGAATATACAAAGGCGAAGTAGAAATGGAAGTTATATTTCTTGCTTTAGATCGCCCTGAGGATGTTAAAAAACTTCTATCGCTAGAACTAACTGGTGTATGGGTTAATGAAGCAAGAGAGCTGCCTAAATCAATAATAGATGCATGTACTATGAGGGTAGGTAGATACCCTTCTATGCGTGATGGTGGTGCTACTTGGTATGGAGTAATTGCTGATACTAACGCACCAGAAGAAGATCATTGGTGGGCAATCATGGCTGGAGATGTACCAGTACCAGAACATTTATCAAGAGAAGAAGCTATTATGTTAGTTAAACCTGAAAACTGGTCATTTTATAATCAGCCAGGTGGTATGACAGAAATAATAAAAGAAAAAGTTTTACATGGATATGAACCTAACAAACTATCTGAAAACAGTAATAATTTAACTCCTAAGTATTATGAGAATATAGTTAAAGGTAAAACTAAAAGTTGGATAGATGTTTATGTAATGAACAAATATGGAACACTAGAAGATGGTAAATTAGTTTATCCTAGTTTTAAAGAAGAAGTTCATGTAGCAAAAGAAACAATACCAATAGCTAATGCTCCAGTTACAATAGGAATTGATTTTGGATTAACACCAGCTGCTGTGTTTGGTCAAAGACTTCCTAGTGGTAAATGGAATATAGTAGGAGAGCTTGTTTGTTTTGATATGGGTATATCTAGATTTTCTGATTTACTACGAGTAGAAATAAATAAAAGATTTGGTAACTTAGATATAGAAATATGGGGAGACCCAGCTGGAGATTTTAGAGCACAAACTGATGAAAGAACTGCATTTATGGTAATGCGACAACATAATATAATTGCTAAACCAGCTCCTAGTAATGATGTATCTCTTAGAATAGAATCTGTAGAAACAACTATTAATAGATTAGTAGATGGCGAACCAGCTTTTCTTATTGATAAGAGCTGCCAAAATTTAAAAAAAGGATTTAATGGTGGTTATCATTATAGAAGAATACAAACTTCAGGAGATAGATATGATGATAAACCAAATAAGAATAGATACTCCCATGTTCATGATGCACTACAATATTTAATGATGGGAGCTGGAGAAGGAAGAAAATTAATAGCTGGTAATAAGACTGGACATACCCATATAGCTAAACAAAAATGGGATATATTTAAAACTAAACCAAAGAAAAGCACATGGGATTTCCTCAGAAAGAGTGGTTAGTATATTTTTATGAAGCAAGTGGACACAATAAGTCTATTCGTTTTTTTAAAAAAGGATACAAACATTGTGGAGCTATTGGCTACTGTGTTGAAAAAGATATATGGGTTATGCAAGAGTTTATTTATGGTAAGTATAATGTGGAGATATTAGAAGGTAAAGATGTTGATGCTATTTTTAGGTTTATTAAAAAAGTTAAAGGAAAAGTTCTCAAAGGAACTATGAGAGAAGATGTAAAGTTAGGATTACCAAGATTATTTAGTTCTTGGATTAAAGAACATTCATGTGTTAGTTATGTACAGAGATTGTTAGGTATGACATATTTTTGGATATTTACACCATATCAACTCTTTTGTGCGTTGAAAAAACAAAAATTCTATGAAATAGAGTTATAATTATGGGAATATTTAGAGCTCCAAAGCCACCTCCTCCTGATCCTGAATTAGAAAAACAGATGAAAGAGAAAAGAGAAGCTGAAGAAAAAGAATTAGCTAAGAAAAAAGCAGAAGAAAAAAGACAAAAAAGAAGAAGGGAAAGAGGACTCGTTGGTAGTCGTTCTTTGTTTACTAAAGCTGGTGGTGCTGGTTTTTATTCTGATGGAGAAATGAATTAATGGGCAGTAAAAATTCAACAAGTTATGGTGGTGATGATAGAGGTCGTGATAGAGATGATAGAAATGAAAGAAAAGCAACAGAAAATCAAACTAAAAGAGCTGTAAAAAAAGTTAAAAAAGATATTGGTTTTACAGAAAAAAAAGCTGGTCCATTTGATTATTTACAAAAAGGAAAAACTACTGGAACATATGCAGTAACTAATGGAAAAACAAATGATATGTATGGAGGTGCAGCTTCTAAAGCTACTAATGATTATTTAGTATCAGAAGGTAAAGTTAAAGTAGGAAATTATTTTAAAAAAGTTGGAGGTGAATTTATTAGAATAAGTAAAGAAGAAGGAGAAAAATTATATGCTAAAGGCGACCCAAGTATAAGTCGATCAGTAATAGGTAATAAAAGTAGTTTAGGGTTAAAATATGGACAATCAAATTCAGCTATGGGTTCAGGAGACCCTACTGGTATTATGACTTCTATACAAATATCAGAACCAATGTTTGAATCACAAAAAAAAATAAAAAGTATTGCTATGCTTGGAATGGCTGCTGTTGGCATGCCTTTAGCTGGAACTTTTCTTGCATATAATAATAGACCTAGTAATACTTATGATAATTATTTAAAAAAATTTTATTCAACTATGTCTAGTTCAGGAATACAATCATCTCAAAATAATCAAACAACTGATTCTTCTGGTAGTAATGTTGTATCTAATCAAGATCAAGTAGTAGACCCAAATACAGAAGAAAAAGAAATTTCTACTACAACTAAATTTAAAAAGAAAAAAGCTAGTAATATGTCTGATCAAATAGCTAGTGCTAGATCATTATTCAAAAAAACTGGTCAAACAATTACTGGAAGTATGGTTTAATGTCTTATGAAATGCCTGATATAACTCCTAATGTTGGAGATACTGCAAATAGTGTAGCTACTTTTTTAAAAAGATTTAAAAAAGCAGAAGGAATAAAAGATTATTGGAAAGATAAATTTGAAGAAGCATATGAATATTGTTTACCTCAAAGAGAATCTTTTTATGAAGAAACACCAGGCGAAAGAAGAACTGATAAAATATTTGATGAAACAGCAGTAGTAGGAATACAAGAATTTGCTAGTAGATTACAAGCTGGTATGACACCTACTTTTGCAAGATGGGCAGATTTTGAAGCTGGAACTGAAATACCAGATGATTTAAAACCACAAATAAATGAACAGTTAGATGCAATAACTGGTTATGTATTTGAAATATTACAAAATAGTAATTTTAATACAGAAGTACATGAATGTTTTATGGATTTAGCTGTAGGTACTGGATGTTTATTAGTAGAAGAAGGAGATGCAATTAATCCAATTAAATTTAATGCAATACCTTTACCACGCATAACTTTAAACTCAGGACCAGATAATAGAATAGATCAAATTTATAGAACAAGATATATTGATTATGAAGATTTACAATCAATCTATCCTAAAGGAAATATACCTTTTGAAATAATGAATAAGGTTAGACATACAAAAACAAAATGTACTGTTGTTGAAGGTGTTATGCGTTTGTATGATGAACCTAATGTAGAAAAATATAAATACTGTGTTGTACTTCCTAAAGAAAAAATAATGATAGAAGAAAAAGAATTAAAAGGTAATGCTTCTAATCCATATTTAGTATTTAGATGGAACAAAGCAAGTGGCGAAGTTTATGGTAGAGGACCAATCTTTAATGCAATGGCTGCAATTAAAACTACTAACTTAACTGTAGAAATGATTTTACAAAATGCACAGATGTCAATTAGTGGTATTTATACTTTTGAAGATGATGGTGTAATTAATCCTGATAATATTCAACTTGTTCCCGGTAGTCTAATTCCAGTATCGCCAGGCAGTAGAGGTTTAGTTCCTTTAAATGGAGCTGGAGATTTTAATGTAGCTCAATTAATATTATCTGACATGAGAACAAATATTAAAAAAGCTTTATACATGGAAACTTTAGGTAGACCAGAAGGTACACCAATGTCAGCTACAGAAGTTGCAGAAAGAATGGCAGACCTATCAAGACAAATAGGTTCTTCATTTGGTAGATTACAGTCTGAGTTTGTAACTCCATTACTTCGTAGAGTAATTAGAATATTATCTAAACAAGGTAGAATAGATATTCCTAGTGTAGATGGAAAAGAAGTAAAAGTAGTACCTCGTTCTCCATTAGCTAAAGCACAACATCAACAAGATGTAGCAGATGTAAGTAGATTTAATGAAATTATTGCTATGACATTTGGTCCACAAATGTTGAACATGATAGTTAAACAAGATGAAGTAGCTAAGTATTTAGCTGAAAAAATGAACTTACCTGAAAAATTAATTAGAGATGCAGCTGAACAACAAGAATTAGCAAATCAGTTGCAAAACATGGCTCAACAAGGTAGTATGGGTGCAAATGAGTTGGAACAGCCTCAAGGATAAAAAAAAACCAAAAGAAATTTCGGTTGAAGAAAATAGAATTAATAAATTATATGCTTCTGTTTTTTCTACTGATGCTGGTAAGGAAGTTTTAACACATTTAAAATCAATTACTGTAGATTCAGTAAGTGGTCCAAATATAGAAACCAATCAATTATTTCATATGGAAGGTTCAAAATTTTTATATGCAATAATACAAAACAGAATAAACAAAGGAAAAGAAAACAATGGCTGAAGATAATGGGCAACCACAAGAACAACAACAAGAACAAGCAAGTAGACCAGAATATATATCAGAAAAATTTTGGGATACTGATAGAGGAGAAGTTAATATTGAAGCATTAGGTTCTTCTTATAAAGCATTAGAATCTAAACTAGGACAACGAACAGAAGAATTAACAAAATCTATTCGTGAAGATTATGAAAAGGAAAGATTAGGTAAAATACCTGAATCATATGAACTTCCTACTCCTGAACTTCCTGAAAATGTAGATGTTAATTTAAGTCCTGATGTACCTATGGTTCAATGGTGGCAAGAATTTTCTAAATCAAAAGGTTTATCACAAGATGATTTTAATGATGGAATTAAAGCATTTGTAGATAATGCTGTAGCTGATATACCTAGTCAAGAAGATCAAATAGCTGAATTAGGCGATAATGGTAAAGCTAGAATAGAAGCTGTTGATTTATGGGCAAAGAAAAATCTTTCTGAAACTGCATATCAATCTGTTTCAAACATTGCAACAAGTGCTGATAATGTTAAGGTTTTAGAAGAAATAATGGGATTAACAAAAGATTCTTCTATTCCTAGTTCTGATACTGCTATTGATGTAAATGCTAGTGAAGATGATTTACGTTCTATGATGAGAGATGCTCGTTATTGGGATGACGCTAGGAGAGACCCAGCATATGTAAATAGAGTTACAGCTTTATATGAAAAAAAATACGGAACTACTCCAGCAAAAATTTAATCTTAAAATAAGTTATCAAGATGTTCTTGTAGAAAAAGATAAAGCAACATTTTCTAAACCTTCTGATTCATATGGCGAATTTGATCATAGGAAAAATTCTATTACGATTCAGGAGGATTTATCTAATTTAGATTATTCATGTACTTTAATACATGAGGTACTTCATGCAATAGCATACTATTATAATTTAACACAATCAGGACAACCTTTAGATGAAGAAAATAAAGAAGAAGTAGTTATCAATGCACTTTCTAATGGTTTAGTAGCAACACTTAAAGAAAACCCTATACTTTTAAAAATATTAGTTGAAAAACTTAAGAATGTGCGTTGAATTAAAATAAATTTTATGAGATAGAATACACAAGCCCTTTTTTGTGGGTATTTGTGCCTATGATATCTATGGACAACACAAGGAATACATAAAAGACAAGCGAAACAAACTTTAAATTGAAAGGATAATATTATGGCTAGTTCAATAACTAACGCATTTATTACGCAATTTGAAGCTGAAGTCCACATGGCATATCAACGCATGGGGTCAAAAATGAAGAATTTAGTTAGAAATATTAATGGAGTTACTGGTTCAACAGTTACTTTTCAAAAACTAGCTAAAGGTTCTGCAACTACAAAAGCAAGACATGCTGAAGTAGTAGCTATGAACAGCGCACACAGTAATGTGTCTGCTTCTTTAAGCGACTTTTATGCAGCTGATTATGTTGATAAACTGGATGAGCTTAAAACTAATATCGACGAAAGAGGGATTCTTGCTAAAAATGCAGCTTATGCATTAGGTAGAAAGACTGACTCAATTATTATTGATATTATTACTGCTGCAACTTCTATAGCGGCAAATGTTTCATTTGGTGGTACAGCTTCTGCAACTGGCATGACTTTGATTAAAGCTCAAAACATGCAAACTGTTTTCGGAAACAATGATGTTCCTGATGACAACCAAAGATACTGGGCATTAGGTCCAACCCAATATGGAGAACTATTAGCAGTTGATCAATTTTCTAATCAAGAATATGTTGGTCCAGCTGATCTTCCATTTTTAAGTGGAGAACAAACTGCTAAAAGATGGATGGGATTCTTAATCTTTACTCACTCTGGTTTAACTAAAACTGGTAACGACAGAAAAACTCTAGCATGGCATAAGTCATCTTGTGGTTTAGGTGTTGGTACTGATGTGAGAACTGAATTGAATTACATTCCTGAAAAAGTAGCACACCTTGTTACTTCTATGTTAAGCATGGGTTCAGTTTTAATTGATGGCGATGGAGCTAGAGTACAGCTCTGTACAGAATAGGAAAGGAGAATATTTATGGCATATGCATTAGCAAACCCAATTAAAAAAATCTCCCAGGCAGGAAGTGAAAACTCACTGTTTTTTTATACTGACGGAGATGCCAAATCAACAGTAGTTGCTTCTGGTTACTTTAATCTATCATACCAAGAATTAAGCATTGGAGATGTAATCCTTTGTTCTATTGGTGTAGGTGGAACGCATGAAATGGATGTTATCACTGTTACTTCAGCAACTGGAGCAACAACTGTAACAACTGTAGCACTTGCGTAACTGATATTAATTTGGTGGGGGAATTTTCCCCCATCATAAAACAATTAAACTATGGCAGTAACAAAAGTAGATATAGCAGCAAGAGCTTTAATTATGATCGGTGCGCAACCGATTTCGTCATTTACAGATGATAGTACAGAAGGACTTGTAACAAATAATATTTATGAAGAAATTGTAGAAGCTAGTTTAACTAGAACTAGATGGAGATTTGCTACTGGGCAAAAACAATTATCTTTATTAACAGCAACTCCAGCTGGTAGATATGAATATGCATATCAAATTCCAACAAATCCACAAGTTTTAGAAATATGTACAGTTACTTGTAATGATGTTGTTTTGCCTTATTCACGATATGAAGATATGATTTATTTAAATGGTTATGGTTCTAACTCAACTGTAATTATGGATTATATTTTTAGACAAGACGAAAGTAATTTTCCTCCCTATTTTCGTCTTGCCTTAGAATATAAACTAGCTTCAATCTATGCTGGAGCTGTTGCAAGAGATGCTGGTATGATTAAACAATTTGATGATTTAGCTGAAAGACAATTTATGAGAGCTAAAAATATAGCTTCACAAGAAACAACATCTAAACAACTTGCTACTAGCAGATTTATTGAAGAAAGAAGATCAACTAGATCAAGTGGTTTTGGATTAAATGGCTAGACAATTAAGAACAGTATTAACTAATTTTTCATCTGGAGAACTTAATCCTCTTTTAGCAGCTCGTACAGATGCAAAAGCATATTTTGATGGTGCTAAACAATGTCGTAATTGGTATCTTTTAGATGAAGGTGGAGTTATGCGTAGACCTGGCACTGAGTATAAAAATACTTTTGGTACAAGAGAAACAAGAATAATTCCTTTTATATTTTCTAATGATGAAGTAGCAATATTTGCATTATCAAATAATAGATTAGATGTTGTAGATAGTGATGGAGCTGATGTACAAACAAATATAACTTCTAATTGTAATTGGACTACTGCACAGTTATTTGAATTAAACTATGCTCAGTTTGGAGATACTGTATTTATAACACATAGAGATAATCCTATTATAGAAATTAAAAGAACTTCAGCTACTAACTTTACTGTAAGTTTATTTGCTTTTGAAGATGATGATACTGTTACAGTTAGTAGTACAAATAAAACAACACAACCTTTTTATAAATATGCTGCTAGTACAACTACTGTAACTTTATCAGCTCATGCAACTGGAGCTGGAAGAACATTAACTGCTAGTGCTAGTTCTTTTACTAATGCTTATGTTGGTACATATTTAACAGTAAATGCAAAACAAGTTTATGTTACTGGATATACTAGTGCTACTGTATTAACTGTAACTGTATTAGAAGATACTGTTTCTGTTGGACCTCATGTAGATTGGGAAGAACAATTAATATCTGCTATTCAAGGATTTCCTCAAGCAGTTACTTTTCATGATAATAGATTATGGTTTGGTGGTATTAAAAATAAACCATCTAGTGTTGTTGCTAGTCAAATAGGAGGATATTTTAATTTTGCTTTAGGTACTGGTTTAGCTAATGAAAGTATTAATGTAGCTATTGCTGGAGATAGAGTTAATGAAGTGCGACATCTTGTTAGTTCTAGAAATTTATTAATATTTACAGATGGTGGAGAGTATTATTCTCCTTCTGCTTCTGATACTGCTGCTATTACTCCTAGTAATATAGCTTTTAGACGACAAACTCCTTATGGATGTAGTAGAGCTAATCCAACTATATTTGATGGAGCTACTGTATTTTCTCAAAAAAATGGTAAATCAATTAGAGAATATTTATATTCAGATAGTCAAGCAGCTTATTCTTCAGAATCTATTTCAGTATTATCTTCTCAATTAATTGATAATCCTAAACAAATAGCTATGATAACTGGTAATGATACAAGACCAGAACAGTTTGCTTTTTTTGTTAATGGTGGTTCAATAAGTAATGGTAAATAGCAGTCTTTCATAGTATAAGAAATGAAAAATAGCTGGATGGACAATGTATGAAACAAGATTAGGAGATTTTTTTCATAGTATGACAGCTGCTAATTCTAATTTATTTGTAGTATCTAAAAGACAAATTAATGGCACAACTACTTATGCTTTAGAAAAGTTTGCTGATGATGATTCAACTACTCTTGATTGTCAAACTTCTACTACTGTTTATCAAAAAGGTAGTCCAAAAGTTAATGGAGCAAGTCAAGCAACTAATCAAAAGTTTTTAATTGTTGATGGATTTACAACTGCTCCACAAGTTTTAGAAACATTTACTATTGCTGGTAATACTACAAAATATACTATTACAGCAGTTACAACTACTTCAAGTGGACATACTTTAACTTTAGATCAAAATTTAGCAGCTGTTCCTTCTGATAATGCAGTAATAACTATAGTAGATGGTTATATACATACTGTTAATGCTATCTATGGGGAAATTAGTGTTAATGCAGTATTTGGTAATTCTTCTTTAGGAACATATACAATAGATGCAAATAATAGAATAACACTTAATGCTAGTTCTGTTTCTCCTAGAGCTACTGGAGTAAAAGTAGGATTTAATTATACTCCTATATTAGAAACTATGCCTATTGATAAAGAAATAGATAGTGGTCCTTTGACTGGTCAGCCACGAAGAATTACTAGATGTATTCTTGATGTAAATAGTGCATTGGATGTAAATGTAAAAGCTGCTAATAATAGCGCATATGAATTATTAATTACCCCTTTAAATTTTACAATAGGTAGTGATATGGTAGCAGTAACTGGAAAAAAAGAATTTAACTTTTTAGGGTATAGTAAAAATCCAACAATTACTGTATCACAAAACGACCCTTTACCATTAAAGGTATTGGCGATGGCAATAGAATTGCAGTTTGTGTAGGATAATATGGGTGTAAGTGCAGCAACAATGATGATGGCAAGTACAGTAGTTAGTGCTGCTGGAACATATCAACAAATACAATATCAAAAAGCAGCAAATGCTAGAGAAAGAACTCGTTATGAAAGAGAATCAAAGATGGCTCAAATAGAAGCTATTGAACAAGAAAATCTTAGACGAGATATGTTAAATCAAACATTAGCAAACAATATAGCTTTTCAAGCTGGTGCTGGTTACTATGATGATAGTAGAAGTTTTCTTAATATAAATCAACAAGCTAGAATTAAAGGAGCTAAAGATATTAAAAATATAAAATTAATGGGATTAAGTGTTCAACAAAAATATAGAGATCAAATGTTTGAAAATGATGTTGCATTAAAGTCAGCTGTATTTGGTGGATATACTTCTATTATAACTGGATTAACAAGTGGTTATGCAGATTACAAATGGAATAAAACACCTTCTAAAAAATCTTTTGCTGTTGATTATGAACAAGCATATGGAAGTGGGGAATAATGGTTCTTAAAGTAGGAGAAAGAAAAGTTTATACTACACCATCATCATTAGCTAATAGAATGGGTGTTGTTAAAGGACAAACTGGAGATGGTTTTGCTTATGCTGCTGATGCTATTGCAAAAACTATTGATGGTTTTGCTAAAAGACAAGCTGTAGTAGAAGAAGAAAATTGGAAAAATGATTTTAAATTAAAAACTTATCAAAGTTTAAGTAAATTTGCGAGAGAAAATCCTGATAGTCCTACTGACTATATGGCTCAATCATCTAGTTATATAGAAACTTCTTTATCTGAAGCTCCTGATAAATTTAAATCATGGGCTAAAAGTTATGCTGGTATGATGTCAGCTCAAAATTTTAATGGTATTTCTTTAAAAAGTATTAAGAAAAAACAAATACAAGCTGTTACATTATTTAATGAAAGTTCATCTAGTGAAATAGCTGATATGAATGATTTAATATTAAATACAAATGCTAGTGATAATTTATTAGATTATGAAAGAAAATTAGTTGAAAGTAAAGATGACTTTAAAGGTTTATATCCTAATTTTACTACATTGTTTGGAGAAAATATTTTACCTAGAATTTCTGAATTAGTTACTTCTTATACTAAATTATATAATAGTTTAGACCCTAGTTTTATTTCACAAATGGATTCTCCTGAAGAATACATGCGTAAATTAAAAATAGGATTTGAACAAAGCAGAGTTATAGCTGATGATAAACAATTATTAGATCAAGCTATTGCTTTAGAAAAAGAAGGTTTTATTGGAAGTAAAGTAACTGGTTGGACATCTATTGGAGCTGTAGATAAAGCATTAGCTTTAATAGGAGATAAAGCAGAAAATTATTTATTTGAACCTGATGGTGGAGATAGTGATGGTCCATTTGTATTTAGAGATACTACACAAGAAGAAAGACAAAAAATTAAAGAAGCTAGATTAGATTGGGCAACTAAATATGGAAATGAATTTAAACAAGCAGCAGATACATTAACTAATATAGAATCAGCTAATATAAAATTAGCAGTTAGTAGTAGTAGTAATTATGATGTAGGAGCTTTAAATGATGCAAGAACTGATTGGAGTATGGAAGAATATAATTCTTATATACAAGAAAATTTTTATGGAGCTAGTGCAGAACAATTATCTGTTTTAAATAATGCTTATATTGAAGGACAAATAACTAGAGAAGCAATTAAATTAAATGATAGTTTTGATACAACTCTTGGAAGTATTAGTATGCAATTAAATACTATGGGTATTAATGTAACTAGTGAAAAATTATCACAAATAAAATTAAATATAATTAATTCTAAAATGGTTGGTTATATGAAACAAATAGACCCACAATCAAATGGTATATTTAATCCTAATGCTTTTAATATTAATACTATTGTTATGGAAGCTGGAAATGGACCAGTAGTTATAGATAATTTATCAGCTTCTTTTCAAGCAGCTATTAACTTAGCAAGTGCAGAAGGAATTATACATCCTCAATTAAAAAATATGATGAATACTGCAACAAGAATAAATACAAATGATTTATCAGATGTTAACCAATTATATAAATTAGCAGAAATAAATAATCAATTAACAACTCGTTTTGGTAGTTCAGTAAATTTAATGGATACTATAACACAAGATGCTCTAGAAATATTTTGGAATGATGTAAGTAATAAGCCAGATAATATAGATTTAAAATTTTATGCTGATAAATATCTATCTATTATTAATCCTGATGCAACTGATTATGATGAAAAAAAAGCTCGTCTTGTTACTATTATGGAAACTAAAGGATTAGATTTTGCACAAATATTAGAAACAGAATTTGTAGCAGAAGAAGTATTTAGATTTATGACTGGTTCATCAAAATTAGAATTAGTACCACAAGATATTAAAGATGCACAATTTTTATTACAAAATACAGAAATAAAAGAAGTATTTAATGAATATGTATATGAATATTTAATTGCATTTAATCCTAAACTTACTGAAATTGTACCATCTAAATTTGAAGCTACTGGTTTTTTTGATATTGGTAATTGGTTTAAAGATGGAAATGAAGCTGGGCAACAAGGTGTTAAAGCTATTCAATATGCAATAAAAAGATTAGGTCAAGAAGGATATGGATATGACTAAACAATTAGAAATTAGTAGATACCCAGTTTATACTACATATGGAAAAATGGGTTTATCACAAGATGATATAGATACTGATACTGTATATACTATACAAAAAAGATTAAGCTCTATGTCTGATGCAGAAAAATTAGCATTAAATATAACTGATGAAAAATTATCAAGTGTTAATTTATTTCAAATGTTAGAGAATGGTCATATTAAATTAGATTATAATAAACGAAGTAAGCCAGGACAACCTAGTTATAATATTAGTATGGATTTAGAAAGAGATGGTATTTTTAGTTCTATACCAAATCCTTTAAATCCTGATGCTTCTTTTATTCCTGAAAGACCATTACAAAGATATAGTCAGTTATCTTTAGGTGCTGCTAATGAACAAGAAGTAGAAAGAGGAACTAGATTTGGTTCTAATTTTTTAATGAAAACTGGATTAAGTAAACAAAATTCAGATTTTATTGCTAATATAGCTGCAAGAAGTTATGTTTTTGGAGAAACTGGATTAAAAGAAATTGGAGAATGGATATTTGGAGAACAAAAATTTACAATATCTGATAGACAAAGAATTTTACAAGAAAGAATTGGACAACAAATAGCTTTAGAAAGAGCTATGGCTGATAAAGAAAGAAATATAGCTGGTCAATATTTGAAAGGAAATTTAGTTATGAATGATAATGGAGATGTAATAAGAAGTGAAAATCCTCTTTTTGATGTAATTGCAAAAAATGAAGGATTTGAAGCAAAAGTATATTTAGATACTTCTGGTGTTCAAACTATAGGACATGGGTTAGCTTTAGATGTTAAAACAGATGATGGTATAGTTCCACATACAGAATTAATTAATGCATTAACAGCTAAAGGATATGATATTGAAAAAATAAGAAGTGGAGAAGAATCTATTAATATGAAAGATTCTGTTGATTTAGTTTTAGATGTAGGAGTTAAAGCTGCTAACGATAGAGTTTTAAAACATTATGGAAAAGAATTAATGGGTAAAGGAAATGGTTTTTTACGCATGGCTTTAACAGATATGATGTATCAAACTGGAGATGGCAAAAGAAGTTTTGCTGGACCTAATAGTAAGTTTTATAAATATTTAAATTTATATAGAAAAACTAAAGATACAAAATATTTAGGAGAATGGGGAGTAGCTAATCCTGAAACTGTATTAGGTCAAATGTTTATAGATGCTGAAGCATATAAACAAAGAGGAGCTGGAGGTATTTATAGTAGATTAGAAAAAAATGCCCAGTTTATTAAACTATGGGCAGATGGTAGAGATATACAAGTTGATGTAGAATTTCCTGAAAATGAAAATCCTTATCCTATGGCTTAATAGTGGGAGATTATATTTATAACTACACTGGACCAAGATTAAGTCCTGTTGATATATCTAGTTATGATGAAGCTGGATATCAAAATTTAGGAGCTTTTTTTTCTGACTTTACTGGTACAGTTAAAAATACAGCTAAAAGTTTATCAGGTAATTTTCTTGATGAAAATTTATTAACATTAACCATAACTAAAGCTCTTTCTGAAAAAGAAAATTTTGCTGATGATGTAACTTATAATCCTTATAATGATATGAATTTATTACCCTATCAAGATCAAATGGGTAATTTTATGCACTCAAGAAGTAAAGAAGAAACACAAAGATTATTAGAAGAAATGAAAACAAATCAAGAAATGTATTCTAATGTTCCAGCTGCTATTGTAGGTAGAATATTAGGAGGTCTTACTGACCCTTCCAGTTTATTATTATTTACTAAAGTAGGCAGAGGATTAATTACTGGTGGTAGATTAGCAACAACAGCTAAACTTGGTGGAGCAATTGCTGGAGAAGAACAATTAAAAAGAATGGTATCTCCTAAAAGAACACTATCAGAAAGTACAATAATAACTGGAGCTGGGTTTGTATTACCATTTGTTTTTGGTGGATTAAATTCTGCTAAAACTAAATCAACATTTAATAAGTTTGATAAAAAAGCAGATATTATGGATGATATAGATGATGCTAGTAGTGCTTCATTTAAAGATACTGGAGTAGGAGCTGCACAAGTAAATAAAGTTTATACTGATGAAGAATTATCTCGTTTAGAAGAAATATATAATACTGGTTTTGGATGGCTTGGAGAAAAAGGTCCATACACTCCAATATTTAGAACATTAAAGTCAGCTTCATTAACAGCAAAAGAAGCAATAGAAAAAATTTTAGAAATACCTTTACTACAAAATAAAAATTTTAAAGATATTGCTACTTCTCAATCTATTGAAAGAACAATAGCTAAAAGAAAATATAATGTATTTTCTGCTGAAAAAGAAATAGAAGATTTATATAGAGGTTACTTACAAAGAATTGGAAAAAAAGTTCCATTGTTTGGAAGTAGAGTAGGATTAAACATAGTTAAAAGTGAAGAAAATATTGTAATGAGTTTTAGAGATTTTAAAACTGCAATATGGAAAAGAAGAATAGGACAACAACATCCTGATGCAGAAATAGATGAAGTTATAAAAGCAACAGAAGTAACACAAAAATATGTTTACAAAATGGGAGAAGAATATGATGAGCTTGGTATTCCTCTTATGTATATGGAAAGACAAATACAAATTATGAAAGCTCAAATAAAAAAAACTACTGGAAAAAATAAAATAGGATTAGAAAAACAATTAGCTAAATTAGAAGAAAAATATGCATACATGAAAGACAATGGTTCTTTAGCAAAAAATTATGTTAATCGTATATGGTTAAGAGATCAAATAGAATCAAGATTTGATGAATTTAAATCTTTAGTTACTCCAATGATTAAAGCAAAAAATCCTACTATGACTGATGAAGCTATTGAAGAATTAATTGAATCAGTAAAACAAGCACAACCATTTGTAAGATTTGATCAAACTAAATCTGCTAATCCTCTTACAGTTGCTAGAAATTTTAGAACTAGAGAATTACGATTAAGACCTGAAGATGAAGTTATATTAGCAGAAAAAGGTTTTGTAGAAACTGATATGTTTATACTGCAAAGATTATATTTTAATTCTATTGCTCCTGATATTGAATTAACTAAAGTATTTGGCGACCCAATGATGAGTGGGTATCGCTGGAGTAATAACTCAGGATTAAATCAAGGATTAAAACAAATAACAGATGAATATAATAGTAAAATTAAATTAGCTACAAAAGATAAAAAAAAGAAATTAGAAAAAGAAAGAGATCAAGTTATTGAAGATTTAGAAGCTGCTAGAGATTTAATTAGAGGTACTTATGGTTTACCTGAAAATCCACAAAGAGCATTTAGTCGTGGAGTACGAGTAGCTAAATTATATAATTCAATGACTATGCTTACTGGATTTATGGCAGCAGTACCAGATGTTGCAAGAATAGCTATGACTTCAGGAATTAATAGAGGGTTTAGAACTTCATGGGATTTATTTACAAATTCATTAGGAACTGAATTAGCTAAATTATCTAAACAACAAGCATATTTATCAGGAGAAGCTCTTGATATGGTTTTAGGTTCTAGAGCTATGTCAATGTATGATTTAGAAAATGCTTTTGGTGTATTTAATAAATTTGAAAAAGGTACTAGCAGTATGGCTAATGTTTATTTTACTTATGTAAATGCAATGAATCCTTGGAATACTTTAATGAAAAGTTGGGCAAGTGCAGTTAATGGTACTCGGTTAATTGAAGAATCAGGTAAATGGGTAAATGGAACAATTACTAAAACACAAAAAGCTAAATTATTAAATGCTGGTATAGATGAAATTGCTGCTAGAAAAATTTATCAGCAATATCAAAAACATGGTTTAGGTCCTGATGCAAATAAAGCTGAATGGAAATATACACGAATAGCTAATACAGAATTTTGGGATGATGAAGCAAGAGCTACAGCAGATTTATTTCATAGTGCTTTAGGTAAAGATATTAATATTACTATTGTTACTCCAGGCAAAGGAGATATTCCTTTATGGTTTAACACTGAAATGGGAGGTGTGCTTGTGCAATTTAAAAAGTTTGCAATGGCTGCAACTCAAAGAATGTTATTAAGAGGTATGCAAGAAAGAGATTTATCTTTCCTTTCTGGTTCACTAATGTTGATGGGAGCTGGTGCTATGGTAGATGCAATTCGTACACAAGCATTTGATAGAAGTTATAGTAAAAAACCATTTGGAGAAAAAATAGTTAATGCTTTTGATAGAAGTGGATTAGGTGGAATATACTCAGATATTAATAATGTTGTAGAAAGAATGGGAAATAATAAAATAGGATTAAGACCAATGTTGGGAGCTGGTAAACCTTATAGTAGTTATACAACTAAAAATGTAATGAGTGGATTTGGATTGTTAGGTCCAAGTTCTTCTCAGTTTGCTAATATTACTGATATTATGTTTGATTGGGGTAAAGGTACGCATAATCATTATACAGCCAAGAATGTGCGTAGACTAATTCCCTTTCAAAATGTATGGTATTTAGATAGCTTATTTGACAATGTTGAAAAAGGTCTAAGATAAATGACAATACAAATTAACGATACTTCGCCAAGAATACAGTACACAGCTGCTAATACACAAGCTAGTTTTACTATACCTTTTGAATTTTTTGCTGTTACAGATATTAAAGCAATTAAAACTTCTGGTGGTACTGATACTAATTTAACTTACAGTACAAACCCAACAAATGTAAATCAATTTTCTGTATCAGGAGCTGGTTCAACTGGTGGTGGTACACTTACATTAGGAGCTAACTCTACTAATGGAGATATATATACAATTTTTAGAGAATTACCTATTGCCAGGACTACTGACTTTCCAGCTTCAGGTCAATTTTCAGTAGAAACACTTAATACAGAATTAGATAAGATTGTTGCTATGATGCAACAAAACGAAGATAACTTAAAGTTTTCCCCAAAAGCTGCTGCAAGTACAGCTAATACCTATAATTTAACTTTTCCTAATTTAGTAGCAAATAAAATACTTACAGTTAATTCAGCTGGAAATGCTTTAGAGTTTAGTCAATCAATTACTGATGTTGCTGCTGTTGCCGCAATAGCTAGTGATATAATTACTTGTGCTGGAATAGCTGCAAACATAACAACTTGTGCTGGTATAAGCGCTAACATAACTACAGTAGCTGGAATTTCTGCAGATGTAACTGCTGTAGCTGGTAAATCTACAGAAATAGGAAGATTAGGAACTACTGATGCTGTAGCCGATATGGCAATATTAGGTACGAGTGCAATCGTTACTGATATGAATTTATTAGGTACTTCAGCTAATGTTACTGCTATGGGATTATTAGGAGTGTCTGATGTTATATCAGATATGAATACTTTAGCTACTTCAGATATTGTAAGTGATATGAATACTTTGGCAACAAGTGCCAATGTAACTGCTATGGGATTACTTGGTACTTCTTCTATTGTAACTGCTATGGGATTATTAGGTACTTCTGCTGTTATTACAGACATGGGAATATTAGGTACTGCTGCAATAGTAGAAGATATGTCAATTCTTGGTAGTAGTGATGTAGTAGCTGATATGAATACTTTGGCAACTTCTGATGTAGTAACTGACATGAATATTTTAGCGACTACTGATGTAGTGGCTGACATGAATACTTTAGCTTCTTCTGCAAATGTTACTGCAATGAATACTTTAGGTACTTCGGCTAATGTAACTGCTATGTCAAATTGTAGTGGTTCTATAGCTAATATTAATACTGTAGCTTCTAATATATCTTCAGTTAATAGTTTTGCTAATCAATATAGAGTAGCTTCTTCTGATCCAAGTTCTTCATTAGATGCTGGAGATTTATGTTACAATACAACTTCTAATCAATTAAAATATTATGATGGTTCTTCTTGGCAAGTTATATCTGCTGATACAGATTTCTTAGCTAAAGTATCTGCTAATGATACTACTGCTGGTTATCTTAATGGTAAGCTAGTAGCTGGAACTAATGTGACGTTTACAGAAAATAATAATGGTGGTAATGAAACATTAACGATTGCAGCAACGGATAATAGTATTCCTTTTGCAATCGCATTAGGATAGGAAATATATGGCAAATAATTTTTCACAAGCTGACGCAACACTAGCTGATAATAATTTGACTACTATTGTTTCCGCTACAAGTAATAAGCAAATTGTTATTGGTTTACTTATTTCAAATACAGGTACTACTTCTATAAATGTAGACGCAGTTCTTAATGATGGCTCTAACGATAGATACATAATTAAAAATGCACCCCTACCTACTGGGAGCTCATTAGAGTGTGTTCAGGGAAAAATAGTAATACCTAGTGGTGGATTAATAAAAGTTAAAAAAGATAGTGGCACAGCTGATGTAATTGTTTCACTATTAACAGATGTAGCATAACATGGCATATTTAGGTGTTCCTCCACAAAGTGGATTTATATCACAAGAAGCTAACCAGTATTTTACTGGGTTAACGCAAAACTACATAGACTTAAATCAAAGCATAAGTTCTCTTAGTTCCGTTATCGTTTTAGTTAATGGAGTAGTTCAAGAAAATTCTGATTTAACTTTAACTTCGTCTACTAG